AATGTATATTTATGAAGATAACGAAACATTCTGGTTATTGCCTGTAAGAGAAAAAAGACTAAAGATTTTGGAGGCAAAGGATATTGTTATCTCTAATTTTAACGAAATAAATCTAAACTAATGAAAAAACTATTAAGCATATTAATATCTTTAACTCTTTTATTATCTTGTCAAAAAGAAACAATAGAGAAAGAAACCCCAAAGCAAGATACTATCGTAGTAATACAAAAAACAACTCCGACAAAAGTAATTGTTGACACGGTAAAACAAATTGCTTACTACAACCTAACAGCTACCTTTGACAATGTAAACTACGAAAGATTTATACTTTCTGATACCGGGAAATACACAATTAAAAGCGGGTGGAGAGTTAAAAAATGGTTATTCGTTACCGATGGATCGCGAAAGGCTTCAAAAGAACTTGAACCATTAGGATCGTCAATTGTTTATTACGAAAAAGGAAATCTAAAATTAAAGTAATGTGCGCAGCTCCAAAACATAACCAGTTTTACAAGTTAGCTATTAAATCTTTAGGCGCTCCACGTAAATATGAAACAATAGAAGATTTACACAATGAAATAATAGCATACTTCGAAGAGTTTGCCGATAAGATGAAACCAAAATACACAATCACAGGTTTAACAGCTTGGTTAGGGTATTCAAGTCGAAGAGATTTTTATAATCAAGCGGAAAGAGGACAAGACTTTTCACACCTAATAAAAAATACAATAAATATTATTTGTTCAAATTACGAACAAAATCTACATGGCATGAGTCCGGCAGGTTCTATTTTTGCATTAAAAAATATACTATCTGAAGAGTGGAAAGACAAAACCGAAGTCACTCAAACAAATATAGAACAACCGCTTTTTCCTGAAAATAAATAACTATGCAGCGCACTACTGCAATAAATAAACTACTTTCTTTAAAAAAACGCAAAAAAGTTATTCAGGGCGGTACATGGGGCGGTAAAACTTATGGTATAATTGCCACACTAGTCGATTTCGCTGCTAAAAATCCCAATAGAGACATAACAATAGTTGCAGAAACAATCCCGGCAATCAAAGGAGGTGCTTTAAAAGACTTTAAAGATATAATGCAATCGACTAATCGATGGATTGAAGACCGATACAACGCTACAGATCGTGTTTATACATTCGCAAACAAAACAACCATTCAATTTAATTCCTTTGAATCAGTAGGCAAAGCACAGGCCGCTGGGAAAAGGGACGATTTGTTTATAAATGAAGCCCCTTATATTCCTTTTGAGATTGCAGATGCTTTAATGGGTAGAACATCTGGCAATATTTGGATAGATTTCAACCCTACACATGAGTTTTGGGCACATACTGAGATAATAGGGCAACCAGATTGTGACTTCATTATATTAAACTACAAAGACAATGAAGCATTACCATACACCATACTTCACGAATTACTATTAAAACAAGAAAAAGCAAAAACCTCACAGTATTGGGCTAATTGGTGTAAGGTTTATATTGATGGTGAGATAGGAAATTTAGAAGGTGCTATATTTAAAGACTGGAAATTAATAAACGAACTGCCAACCGATGCCAGATTATTGGGTATAGGGTTGGATTTTGGATATACAAATGATCCAACGGCTGCAATAGCTGTTTATAAATACGACAATAGAATAATAGTTGATGAGTTAATATACCAGACAGGGCTTTTAAATGCTCAAATTTATAGTTTGCTCAAAGATTTCAGATGTAAGATAGTAGCAGACAGCGCAGAGCCTAAAAGCATAGCAGAATTAAAGCTAAGGGGTTTAAATATTCAACCAGCTATCAAAGGACAAGGGAGTATAATGTCAGGGATAACGATTGTAAACGAGAATTTTTTTGAAGTTACCGCCAGATCGTCAAGTATAATAAAAGAATTGAGGGGTTATATTTATGAAAAAGACAAGAACGGGAAACCGACAAACAGCCCAATAGATAACTATAACCACGCTATGGATGCAATGAGATATATTTTTAGCAGTCTATTTGAAAAAAGGAAAGTTTTCAAAGGACATAAACCATTATAATTTTTTTGATATAAAATAAGATAAAAAGATATTAATATGTTATTAAATAAATACATTGATTTAGAAGATAAATCAGAAGTTGACTTTGGGCTAAAGTATTCCGGTAAGTACAACATACCAGAGGACAAAATAGGCATTGGCGAAATAACAGAATACTCTTTTGGCCTTGTCAAAGATATGCAGTATCAAATGGACAAAGGGATATCATTTAACCATGCTATCCAATTTTTTGATAGGATGCAAATAAAGAATATAGGATTAAAAGATATTTTTATCTTAAATCAGAGTTATAAGTATTTAATAAAAGAGATTAGCCGGGTAAATGAAATTGAAGGCGAACTATTAGCCAGTTCAATTAATTCAGATGAAGCACAAGCCGGGATAGACGATTTAGCAGACTTAGGTATATATTTACAACATCGACAATTGGCTTTAACATTTCACCAAACTATCAGATGGGTAGAAGAGCAACCTTATAACGATATGATTCTTGAACTTGTAACCCAAAAAAGGCTAAACGACTACGAAAGAAATCTATGGAATATTAGGAATAAATCAAAATAAAAATATATCTTTGTTGAGCAATGTCGGTTGCAAAAAAGAAATTGGTTAATTAACCACAAAAGCCTTATTCAGCTACCGACATAGTTGTTTAAGGCTTTTTTAATACTTAAAATTATGAATATAAGTGAATTGATTAAAGCAGAGCAGTTATTAATTGCAAATACCGAAAAGGAAATTATTTTAGAATGTATTCAATGTATCACTAAAGGTGATTCTCCTACTTTTTTTGATAAACCTCCATTCCCATATACTTTATATATAGTAAATTATCTCCATAATAAAGGGTATAAAAACATTAACATTGATATTGAAGACGATTTTGTAATAATTAAAATAAAAAAATAATCATGGATGTAATTTATCAAATATCAAAAGATGACTTACGAGATATTTTTCTCGAATTTATTTCCGAAAAAGAACCTAAACAAACGGTTCATCTACCTGAAAAGTTTAATCTATTAGAGGCGAAAAACTACCTTCAACAAAAAGGGGTCGAACTTCCCGAAAGCTCTATTTATAAGTTAACAGCTGAAAACAGAATGCCAGTATTGCGCTTTGGGCGAAAGCTTGTATTTGACCGCAAAGCCTTAGATAATTGGGTAAATGAATTATTATCAAGTGAAAAAAATAAAAGCCTAATCCCGTAGGCTTTTTTTATAAGGATAAATAAGATATAATAATCTTAATATTTTTATATCTTTGTAAAAAATTACTTAATGACAAATTTTGACATTATTGGAGTTTTCAAAACGTACTGCGATGCCAATGGTATTGCATTTCTTTCCGGATCTAAATGGTATCAAAATTATGAAGCAAGCCGCAAAAGATATGATTCAGGTACTTTAGTTCTTGGAGTCGATTTTAACGCAAGCCCTGTTTATTCAAAAGCAAACAAACTTTTCCAAATACAATACACAGGTGCAATAATGCTAGGTCGTAAATTTGAAACTACTGGCACTATTTCTTCTATTGATGAAACATTTTACCAAAAACATGTTAATAGATTACTTGAATTAATGCAAGGGTTGGATGTTATTGTTAGAACTGTAGCATGTGCAAATGAATTAATAATTGGTAACGTGTCCACTACTTTAGATTTGAATGCATTTGATACAAGTATTGATTTTGTTGCTTGGCAATTAACATTAACTCAGGGATGAAAGCAATAGTTCAAACATGGTTAGACGATAAGACAAAGGCTATTGCGGTTAATTATCACGCAATGGGTTTAGCCGCGTCTGGCAAGTTTGAAAAAGAATTAGAGAATAAGATCATAGAAACAAGTACCGGGTTAAATGCAAAGATATTAGGAGTTGATTATTCGTATCAATTACAGAATGGCAGGGGTGCAACAAGTGAAGGTAAAAAAGGCCGTTTATACAATGTTATTTTAAAATGGGTAGAACAAAAAGGCATACAAGTTGAAAACAAAAAGTCATTTGCTTATTTGGTAGCGCGTAAAATAGACAAGCAAGGCATAAAAGTGCCTAATCAATATAATGCAGGTGGGCTTATTTCAAAGGTAATTAATCAAGAAGCAATAGACGATTTAAGCAGACAATTAATGGCTTATCAGATAGCAGACATACAATCACAAGTTTTAAAACAATGGCAGTCACAGGGTTAACCATATATAAAGATAATATTGAAGGGTCAATAAATACAATGGCCGTTCATTCGCCTTTGATATTTCTTATAGATTTAACTTATACTGAAGTTGCACCGGATAAAATGTACTGTGAGATTCTTATTGGTACGACTTCAGTTTTAACAGTACGTTGTATTTATGCTTCAGATGTATCAAGTGGCACACGTAGATTTAAATTTGTAGCAGACGAAATACTCAGGTCTTTATTACCCTTATTTGATGATTATGTTCAATCTGGTCAAAGCTTTGAAATAGCAAAAAATTTATCACAAGAATTTCAATTAGTCTTTAAAGATGATTTAGTTAATACTCATGCTGATTCATGTTTTATAGATGCTGTCCATGCAGCCAGACAAGTCGGAGAGTCAGCATGTATGACTGATATTTGCGCAAACGCAAGCGGTATTTATATCGGAGCACCAAATAAACCAGTTTATGTATATTTTTATAATAAGGCTAGTGGGGTTATACCTCCAGAGCCAACAGATTACGCATTAGATTATAATGGAGATATATTTACAGATTACAACGGAGATCGTTTTACAATTCAATAAAAAATAAAATGGCAGACAAAGCATTATTCGAGCAAACGTTACAAAATGATCCTGAATACATGGGATCATTTGCTAGTCATAGATTCGCATTTGGAAAGGCTGGAACAGCAACAGTCAACATAACATTAGCAGCTTTTAAGACATGGCTTAGATCGGCATTAACTGGCTGGCTTGAAGAGTCTCAGAATTTGGCGGATTTGCCAAACAAGGGAACTGCAAGGAATAATTTACAAGTGTATTCTAAAAATGAAACATATTCATCTACTAATATAGATGGATTTATAAATGGTGTTCTAGGCAAGCTTGGAGGGTTAACTGTAGGTTTAGTTTGCGGAGTTGAATCTGATGGCACTATTCATCAATACGGAGGAACTCTTTCAGCAACATGTGTAAGAGACGGGGCTTTGGTTTACACTATAACGCATAATGCAGGGACGTCAAGTTATTTAGTTTCTGTGATTAGAAAAGTTGAAGAGTATTATCAAGGAATGTCATGGCACAATAATGATTTCACGATTGCATTTAACGATTCGTCCCTTGGCAAACATGCTCAAGAATTTTACTTTATATTGTATCTTTTAGCATAATGGCAGGGTTTTACAGATATAAATACGACAATCTGACTGTTGGAGACCATGTTATTACGGTCACGATAAATGATGTTTCTTATTCAAAGACTGTAAGGATAAATCCATTTTGCGATAATTCTTTATATTTAAAGTACATAGATCATAATGGACAATATCGATTTTACATTTTCAATCCTTATTACGAAAAGAAAGAAAGTCCTAAGTTAATAGGTTCGGCAAATAACGTAATTACTGAATTACTCACAGCGCAATCGAATACAAAGAATATTGGTTATACAAGTGAAAGGATAATTACCGCTATTGCTTACGATGTTCCACAAGATGAGCTTGATTTACTTTCAGATTTATACACGTCACCGAGGATTTATTTACAAATTGGAAGTACAGACAATACAAAAGATTGGCTTTTAGTAACTGTAAAAAGCAAAGATAATCTGATTAAACGCAAAAAAGGAAATTTTTACAATGTAGAAATCGAAATTACTCTGCCAGATACAAACACTATTAAAATGTTATAATGGAAGAGCTATGGTTAAATGGTGCAATATGTGATATAGATGACAAAACAATAATAGGTTTTGAACTTCAGAGTTATGACATAAAAGACCCCGGAAAGCCAAAGGTTAAGATTTCAAATAACTTCACAATACCAACCACTTCAAAGAACAAGCTTATTACCGGGTTCGCAGGTAATCCACAGTCAGACACCAATACAATTTACGAAAAGGTAATTGTAAAATATATAGTCGACAATGAGATTATCATTGAGGACGCGCGGGCACGATTCGAGAAGATCTCAGATAGGATAGAACTGTTTATTTATCAGAAAAATGATGTCTGGGACGTTTTTAAAATAACCAAGTTAAGCGATATAAGCGCAGATTTAGTTGGTTATTTGTGTTTAACTTATGGTTATCCAACAGAAGCACACCCGGCAGACATATCATTAACTGATTTTTTAGATTACTTTACTACAAAGAAAGGGCTATATCTTACTTATTACTTTGGTAACTTGGCAAGTTATAGGTCGAGTGGAACTGAACCATATTGGGAAGCACCTAATTCGATAACTTTAAACGATTCTACTAAACAAGGCGGACATTTAAGTTTATTCTTGATAGACTTTTTTAGGTTTTTAGAATATAAATACGATATAGACTTTCAGATCGATACTACTTTTAAAGGTAATATATTCAAAGACGAATATATGTCTAAGGTTTATACTCCTTTTCAGCAAATTTGCATAGATCGATATTACGATCAATTTTTCTTAAGGGCAAAAAGAGACACGGATTCATGGCCTCCGATAAAAAATATTGGCGAATACCCAAAATCAGACAAAACAATCTATGATTTAATTACATCGTTTTTCAAACACTTTAACGTCTTAATGGATTATGTTTGGATCGATGGTACATTTGTCACTAGATTATATCGTTTTGACGATTTAGACACCAAAGCACCTGTAATAAATTGGTCAGGTAGCTTAAAAGGCGAACCAATTTTTATCCCAATAATCTCAGGGTGGGCGCAAGAAACATTAATCACATTCAAAAAGGTTTACGAGGGAGGAAACCCTGAATTAAACAGCAAAAAGATACTTGTTGCAAATGAAAACATAGAAGCCAATGCAACCATAACAGAGATAGATGCCTATGTAAATTCATTTACTTTGTCTACTTTATTACATCCTGTTCCACTACTTAGCTCAAATGATGCTTTAGATTCGTTTAGCTTCTTTATTGATGGGACGCATAGTGAAGATGTGACGGTTTACTCGAATAGCGACTTTTGTACAAAAATATTAGTCATCCCTGCTTTATATGCGTTGACAAATGAATACAATCTTTTATCAGGAATGATGAACAGGCCAAAAGTTTACGAGGTCGAACGGTGGATGAAAACAAGCGATATAAGAAATCTATTATTTTTCGCTGAATACTTTATTGAAGAGCTTGGAGGTGCTTTTTTTATCAATAAGATTTCAGGATTTAACCCGGCCAAAAAGAATACAACAGCAAAAATACAACTTATAAAGTCAAGCGATAGAACACCAGTTGCAGTTTTCCCAGATACTTACTGGAAAGACGGCAAGGAAAATATTTTTGTTGATGGTAGTGGTAACTATTTTATTTATTAAACATGGCAGAAAAAGTAAATTTAATCGATTTAGATATTGATGTATCAAAAGTAATTACTGATACAATAAAAATGAAACAAGAACTAGCCGTTTTAGCTTCACAGGCTAAACTAGCTAAAGATAAGTTCGGGGAATTATCATCTGAATATATGCTATATTCCGCCTCCCTAAAATCAACACAAAAAGATATATCTACAAACGAACAGCTATTAACTAAATTATCAGGTGCGCAATCGGAACAGGCCGGTACTTTAAAAATATTGACAGCTGAAAATGCAAAATTAAGAAACGAACAACAGGGGCTTAATTTACTAACTGCTGAAGGCGTTAAAAGAAATGAAGAGATAAATTCGAAAATAAATGAGAATACTAAATTTATAAAAGCCAATTCAGATACTTTAGTTCAGCAAAAAATGAATGTAGGTAATTATGCTAGTGCTTTAGAAGGATTACCAGGGCCATTGGGCGGAGCTGTAAATGGAATAAAAGGAATGATTGCAAGTGCAAAAGCTTTCATTGCAACCCCTTTCGGTATGATAGTTGCTGCAATCGCTTTGGCTGTTGGTGTTTTAGTTTCAGTATTTAAGTCATTTCAACCTGTTTTAGATAAAATAGAGCAAGGTATCGCAGCTGTTGGAGCTGTATTATCTGTTTTAAAGGATGGTGTATTAGGACTTATAACAGGCACTAAATCATTATCAGAAACATTTACAGGACTTGGAGATAGAATGAATGAGGCCGCAAAGGCTGCTATCGAATTAAAAAAGGCTCAACAGGATTTAGATGATTTGACTATGCTTCAAATAGAAAACCAGGCTAAATATAAAAGACAAATTGATGAACTTCTTTTGCAATCAAAAAATAGGACATTGAGCGAAAAAGAAAGAATTGCTTTAATTGATGAAGCATTAAAAATAGAAGAGAAAGCATACAATGAAAAAAAGAAAATAGCAGATGAGCAATTAAAACAAGCTGAAGGACAAATTGCATTAGAAGCAAGTCTTAATGATGAAGAAAAAAAGATGTTAAAAGAAGGTGGCGTTGCTTATGCTTTGGAACTTCAAAATAAAAAAGGACTTGATGATAAATACGTAAAAGCATTAGCGGAGGCGAAAGCAAACGAAGAAAATATACTAGATGAATCTGTTGCCATGCGTGAAAAGGCTCAGAATAGATCAGATGCACTAGCTGACAAATCTGAAGCAGACGAGGCAAAAAGACTTGAAAAAGCTAAAGCACTTGCAGAGAAAAAACAAAAAGAGAATGAAGAAGCTGCAAAAAAACTACTTGACGATACACTAAAAGACGTTGAAAAGAAAAAAAAGATATTAGAAGACGAACTAAATTTCTATAAGTTACACAACAAAACTAAGCTAGAAAGTGATAAATTACTAAGTCAAGAAAGCGTTAATCAAGAAAAAATAAGACTTGAAAATATACGTAATGCAGAATTAGAAACTGCTTATGGTACTATTTCAGATGCTGAAGGTTTAAAAGTAAAAAAACTAGAAATAGATCAAGCGTATAATGATGAGGTTAAATCATTAAATAAAGATTTTGAGGCACAAAAAAGAGATGAACAATTAGCCTTATTAGATGCTAATTATAATCTTGAAATGGAAATGCTAGAAGGAAATCTTTTAGCTCAATTTGAAAAACAAAAACAATATTTAAAAAAGCAGCAAGAAGAGGAATTGCGAGTTGCAAAATTAGCCGGGGCGAATACAGAGATAATAAATAAAAAATACGCTCAAGCTGAAATAGCTATCGATAGAGCTGTGTTAGCCGCTAAATTGGATTCTTTGTCAAGTTTAGCCGGAAACATATCAAAGTTATTTGGCGAAGGTACTGCAATGGGTAAAGCAGCCGCGACTGCGCAAGTAGCAATAGATACTTATCAAGCAGCTTTCGCAGCTTATAAATCAACGGTAGGTATTCCCGTAGTTGGGCCATTTCTTGCGCCTGTTGCCGCTGGCGTTGCAGCTGCTTTGGGGGCAAAGGCAATAAAGGACATTTGGGCAGTAAAAGTAGATATCCCAAAATCATCGCTTGGCGGTTCAGATAGTAGCTCATCAATATCATCTGGAGGCGGTGGTACATCGTCTATTAATACATCATACGTAGGCGGTGCAAATAATTTACAAAATTATGAGGCCGTAAAAGCTTCTGTTAACCCGGAAATAGGACAAGGTATAGTAAGCAGAACACAGTCATACGGTAGCGATACAATTGCAGCCGGGGTGTCACAGGGCATGAGTAAAGTAAATTTACAACCTACTTTAGTGATTGACGATGTAACAAACAAACAAACACAGAGCGATTTAAATAAAAAAACTCAGGTTCTTTAAAAAACAATAAAAGATATTATTATCTTAATATATAAATAGTTTTATATCTTTGTAAAAAAATTGATTATGAATATATACTCAATTCCAATTTATGGTGTAATAGGTGAAGATACCAAATTCACAGATGTATTACTACACGTCAATAACGCTCAAAAATACGATGCTGTAAAGCTTTTAATAGATTCGCCTGGCGGACTTGTCAATGATGGTTTAAAAATAAGAGAATCAATACTAAATTTAGGAAAGCCAATATTTACTACTAACACGGGCGATGTTTGCTCAATGGCTGTTGACTTATTCTTATTAGGACAATCAAAAGAAAACAGAACTTTCAACCCTCAAAGAGGCCAATTTCTTATTCATAATCCTTGGTCAGAAATGCAAGGCGAAGGAGATGAACTTATACAAGCAGGCAAAGAATTAAAGAAACTAGAGGCCGAAGGAGCAAAAAGATATTCCATCGCTACAGGATGTGATGAAAATATCATTATGCAATTTATGGCAGAAAATACACCTCTTACAGTTGAGCAAATAGACCAATTAGGATTTGCGACAATA